GAGTATCGGACTCAACAACAAAACTCATGTCATCACGCTGTGATACCCATACATGTGCCGCGTTGTATGGTGTGATAAAGACTTGATAATCCATCTCGGTGTTGACCATATCATACACTAGCGGATCAATGTCAATCGTCACAGTGTTATCTTGCCCAGTCTTATTCTCTCCAATATCGCCAACATAGTTTTCAGCGGTTTCATATGCCGGTGTAGCACGGATGCCATCGCGAGTAATTTGTGCGGCGTTTTTCGTACCATTATAAACCGTGAAATTCCCTAGCACTGCGGCACCACTCGGGTTAACTTCGAATTGATTGCCTGCACCGTCATTAGCCGATAATTCGATTTTGCCATTATTCTGTATCCATGCTCCAGTGCTAATGTCGAAGGCAATGTTAGTGTGGCAGTGTCCATAGAGCATGTAGCGCGGGTCTTTAAAAGTTGAATCTTGGGGGATACGAAATATTGGGTAATAAGTACCAGCGCTTCCCCCCGGGCCTCCGCCTTGACTAATGTCTAGTTGATGGCCTGCACCGTTTGCTAGTACAACTCCGATAGGGGCGTTTGTCACTGCGCTAGTAACGGACTCCAACTTCCCCAAGTCTACGCCGTTACTAGTAAATTGTATTTGGCCTCCTGTCAAAGTGATTGCAAAGTTATTATTACTGGAAGTTCGAAACGCAATACCTTCAATCAGATTGCCGTATAACCTGTCGGCAACGACACCATCGGCAGTGATAGCGGATTTAAATGTTTGCCCACCATCTGTTGACACACCTAAGCCAGCGCTATTTAGGATCACTACCTTGTTAGCATCACTCTTATCGACCGCAATGATCCCCTGGTCGGTAAAGTTAAGCTCCGTCCGTGCTGCCAGTAAGTTGTTAGTAGCTAACTGTACTTGCGATGTTAGCCATTCATTTGGAACTGGTATCTTGCCAGCAGCTACGTTTGATAGTGTTGATTGTGATGTCTTCTGTTGTTCAGCAAATGACAGGCTACCACATTCGACTTCTGTTTGGGTTCGTGTGCCGCGAATATCATAGTCGCTAGTTACTTTGATTATTCGAACCTTGTCACTGAAATTAATATTCTCATCAATCACCGTGATATAGTCACCGGGTTTTGCCATCGCATATTTGTAGCCAACAGATTGCAAATCGACAAGATTTAGCGTAAGTGAGATTGCCCAACTCTTGTCAACTTTTTCTTTTACAGCAGTTAGCAAGCTGTCAGCGATTGTGTAACGTTCGTCTGCAACCGGAACTGCTTCAATGGCACCAAACTTCGGATAGTAGTAGTCATATAGTGGTGATTTGTATTCAACCTCTAGACGTGGGCTTGTAGTGTCATTTGGTTTGCTGTACACACCATATCCGCGCCCATAGGTAGCAAAGTTTGTGTTGTCAGTCTGAATCTCTGCTGTATCAAGATTGAACTTCTTGCGAACGATGGTAGATAGATCAGACCCCATCGCTTGGACAACATGAACAACTGTGCCTTCAACGTAGAACTCAACGCTTGCTTGATCGATGATATCATTGAACAGCGATAGACGGTCACTCATGCCCCAGTCTTGCTTTTCAAATGCTGAAACTGATGCTGTGTTGTCGTATGTGTAACCCGTGCCATCAAAGAGAGCATCAAGATAATTGGTAAACGGGTGTGAACCATTCCATTTTTCATAGAAACCGGTCTTGCTCATCTTGTAGAAAAACGCTTGCACGGCATTGAATGCCACCGTGTTGTCTTTGTCGTTCTTCGTATAGGTCACTACTACATAATCTTCATCAAGGAACGACAGCGTCCATCCTTTGCTGAGATTGTCTTTGACTTCCTGACCGAAATAGATAATTCCGGTTAGCGATTTCTCACCATTCACCGCATCGGTTTTCTCAATCTCGCACTGGGCTTGATATTCATTGTTTTCAACGTCTGTAAATGTAATCAATAATCACGCCTCCTATGCGTATAGATTTTGAAAACCAAGAATCCGAACTGTTCCCGGCACGTTGCAAGTGATTCGGTTCGGCTTATCTGGTTGTAAAATAAAATAGGCTTTGTTCGTCTTGCTGACGATACTTAGCCCATTCTGGGTGTAACTAAATCCATTCAGCAAAAACACGTCACCAGCGGCAACGGCGTTACTAGAAGTCATTTCAGTGTCTTCTATTTTGAACGACAATGAAGATGCCGAACCATTCGCAGTTAGCTGAACAGTGAACCCTTGTTCAAGCTGATTGCATGGGACAGTCCCTCGGTATGGAACGTTGCTGCTAACATCAATATCGGCCGGTTGTGTTTCACCATATGGCAGCTTTATCGTCTTGAATTCAGCAGTTAGCTTATACAATAGCGCCCCATTGACGTTGCCAACAAGCTCCATCTCAGGTGCTTCCGTATAGACTAGGAACCGCTTGTGTGACGGATAATTGCTCAGCTTGTCGTAGTAACCGCCAGACGTCTCACCCGGCCTTTCCATCGTCACGCTGGGCGTTGCTTTGAGCTGGGTGATGTAATACCCGTCAGGGTCAGAAAGCAGCGCATATAGCTTCTCACGAAGTGTTTCTTCCTCATCAATGTCGTCAGCGCGGTAGTAACCGGTGATGTTGATTGTCTTGTCTGTGTGCCAACCGCCAAAGTCGATATTGCCGTTTCGCTGGTCAAGCTGCTTACTGTTTCGAGTGACAGACGGTGCCGACTCCTCAAAATCAGTAATCAGCACCTTGTACTGGCTCAGGTAGTAGCGGCTACCGTCTAGCTTTTCAATTAATAGATCCATATACTACCCTCCAATCGGTCGGAAGTAGCTGCCGACAGCTGCGTCGTTAGCGTCTGCTTCCTTGACCATGCTATTAATGCCATTCTTATCAACGTTGTTTTGAACGTAGATGTTAGGTGTGATTCGTTCACTTGCATCAATAGACTGCGTGACATCGCCAGAGCTGAACTGTGCACCAGCAGCAGATAGGTTACTAAGATTCATCTGCATACTACTTGAAATGTTTCCGGCTACACTATTGAGCGCAGAAGTTATCGGTCCAGAATTTCGATCAATACCAACTGCAATACCAGCGGGAATATATTTCCCAACTTGTTTAGCCATAACACGTGATGGAGAATGAATCCCTAATGCTCCTTTTATCTTGCTAGTAATTCCACTAGCAATACCTGTAACTTTATCCCACAATGCACCAGCCATTGCACCAATACCATTAATGAGACCGCTGATGATGTTCTTACCTGCACTTATCAACCAACTACCAGCACCGCTGAATAGTCCTTTGATACCGCTAATTCCACCGCTTACAGCGCCTTTTGCACTGTTCATTGATCCACTTATCGTGCTAACAATGCCGTGGAAGATGCTACTTACAACTGACCCTAGGCTTTGCAAACCAGAGGCAAGAACCCTAATCGCTCCTCCGACAAGTGCAATGCCAGCGGCAAGGACAACAAGCCCTGCACCTCCGACAACTCCACCTGCACCTAATACAACGAGAGCAGCACCAGCCAAGGTACCACCAGCAGCCAAAATAACTAATGCAGCTCCATATGCCAGAGCGGCAACTGCACCGGCCGCATCAGCAACCGCATTTGCAGTACCAGCAGCGGCTGCAATTAGTAATGCACCACCAGCAGCGGTACCAGAAGCAGCCACTAAAGCTAGTCCAGCACCAAGAAGCAGACTAGCAGCACCAGCTAATGTAATGCCGGCCGCTAATGCTACCACTCCAGCAGCCAGAACAACAACTGCAACTCCTGCAAGCATAATGGCGGCAGCTGCGATTACTAATCCAGCGCCAAGAACAATTGAACCGGCACCAGCAACTAATGCACCAGCACCGAACACAATCAGTGCTCCGCCTAATGCCAAAATACCGACAGCGGCAGAAGTGCCATAGGTTGCAATTGTCGGCAATTGTGTAGCCAATAACGCAAGCCCAGCGGTTGCTAGTGCAATTCCTGCACCGACAAGTAAGACAGCTGCTCCAAACGCCAACATACCGACTGCACCGGCCGTCAAGGCGGGTGCGATAACAGCAAAGATAATTGCAAGGCCACCGATGGCAACCCCAATTGCTAATACCAACGTTGTTGCGTTTCCGCCGGCGTTCTGAAAGTTTGTTAACGCGGTAACCAATAGAGCGATACCAACTGATGCCATCAAAACTGCTGCACCCATAGCCAAAAGCCCTGCTGCGTTTGCGGTTAGTGTAGGTGCTACCAATTTCAAAACTGCTAGAATGACAACAATCGAAGCTGTCATCGCCGCCAACGCTACAAGACCAGCAGTGCCAGTCTTAGCTAAAGCAGCAACACCGAATGCTAATGCAGCAAATCCGGCTGCTGCTAAGCCAATGCCAAGACCAGCACCGGCGGCTTTTGCACCCATTGCAGCAATCTGACCAGCAGAAGCGCTCATTGGTTTAGGTAGCCCAGATGCACTCTTTCCTAATCCTTTAATTAGCTTTACTGGTGCAGATATAGCAGTAACGAGTTTTCCTAGCATCGTCATCAGCAGTCCACCACCAACAAGAACAATGGCAATCACTGGTGACCAGGCAATCAGCCCTTTGACAAAACCAGCCATTGGACTTTTTGACTTGTTGAGCCACGTTGCAAAATCGCCTAATGCGTTAGCTACTGATTGAATTTGTGGTGCAATTGTACCAATGCTTGTTTTGATTACAGCATCAAACGCGTCTTTCATCTGTGCAAGAGATTGACCAACGTTCTTTGTCATGTTGGCAGAGTTGTCAGATAGGTATTTATTTGCGGCTTTGGCTGAACTGCTGACTTTTCCTAGAGAATCAGAATAGGCGTCCCAACCGGACTTGCCACTCTTGGTCTTTTTCTCAGTCTGAATAAGTAACGGCAGCATAGCTTTGGCACCAGCAGCACCATATAGATTAGTCAATGCCGCAACTTTTTGAGACTGACTCATGCCATCAGTCGCTTTTGCAACTTCTTTAAGAATTTGTGGGAACGGCTTGAATTTTCCTTGAGCGTCTGTATAAGTGATGCCCAATGCTTCCATTTCGCCAGCAGCAACCTTTGACGGACGTGCCATCAGAGTTAATGCGTGAGCCAAGTCTTGAGAACCTTGTGCAGCCCCAAGACCAGAATTACTCATCAGCCCAATGGCTGTTGATGTGTCTTTAATGCCAATGCCCAACGTGGCAGCAGTTGAACCAACGTTGGCAAATGCTTGTCCCATGTCTTCAACTTCGGCATTGGACATATTGGCATTTAAGGCTAAAATCGCAGAGTCTTTAGCAGCATTCTTAGCACCACCACCCCAAATGTTCATGGCTTGTTGAACGGTAGTAGCAGTACCGGCCAGATCAGCACCGGCGACTGCAGAAGCCTTGGCAATAGCTGGGAACTCAGTCTTCAAGTCCTTGATTGAGGCACCGTTACGAGCCATTTCAATCATCGCGTTACCGGCATCTTCGGCACTGATAGGCAGTGTTTTACCCAACGAAAGTGCTTCTTCTTCTAGGTCTTTCATGTCACCTTTCAGCGACTTATTACTTGAACCAGCAATGACGGCTGCCTTGTTAATCGAATCTTGGAAAGTACCATAGCTCGTGATAGCCTTGGCTGCCATAGCACCTACAGCAAGGCCTGCTACGGTGCTCGCTTTACCGATGCTTGTCATAGCACCGCCGACTCGTTGGCCTGCGTTAGAAGCAGCGTCAGTGCCAGCTTTGACTGATGTTGCTAGGCTTCCCATTGCCGCTTGAAACGGCGCAATGTTTGCTGTGAATGTTGCGACTACGTTTGCCATTAACTACCACCTCCAAATGCGGCATTGAGTTTCTTAATCATTTCTACATCAGGCTTTCTTTCTCGATTGCCATTTCGTTTGAGTATCTTTTGTTCGGCTTTGTCAATATTCTTGTAGCCAGCTTTCACTGACCGCTTAGGGTTCTTTGCGTTTTGAATATTAGCAATGTTGATAGCAAGTTCCATCAAATCACGTCTCATATCAACATCACGCAAAAAAGACCCTTCCAACATTGAACGGGCTTCCCACATGTACAAATCGAATGGCATATTGGGATCATATATCCCATGACGAGCAAAATCGGTTAAGAGAGACTCTTCTTCATTGCGTCCAGGGTATCCTTGGTCGCTGCTTCTTGAATCTTCTCTTCGGCTGTCTTGTTCTTCTTGTCCGTTAATGCTTTGCCGTATTTTTCGGTCAAGTTCAGCCAGCGTTGTGCTGCGTGTTTGAAAAAACCTGATTCATGAAGCTCCTGTTCAACTTCTTTGAATAGTTCCTGCGACTTGCCATCTTCTTCGGCTGCATCGAGTACGTCCATGATGTCGTCATCTGTGTAGGAATTTGACAACAGAACACGCAGGGATTTGAATAATGCCATGTCATCATCAGTCACGAATGCCAACCAGATTGAGCTTGCACCATCGTTAGCACCTTCAGAAGAGCTATACAGCTTATTGGCACGGAACAAAGCACGGAAATTGAACTTAACTGGAACTAATTCGCCTTTAATATTAATTTCTAACATGAATATCCTCCTAGATTATCGTCTCAGATCGGCCG